CCGACATTACTGTAAGGGGTTCCAATTCGTTCCCTGCTTCGTCTTTGAATTTGGTCTCTGTTTCAAAGACAATATCTTTTATGAATGTTTTGAATGTGTTCGTAACCAGTTCAGCCTGTTTTGATGCCTTTTCTTTTTCCGTTCCTTCTACATTCCGAAACTCCGCCCAGAACGAAACAAAGTCAGAGGCGGAAGGATTTTTGCAGATGAATTTCCCTTTCAACTGTTCGTAATGGAATGCCACTTCTTTTGTTTTCTTCAGAATAATTTCCATTGCATCCCCTTAGTTGAAAGTGATTACAATGGGCGCATAAGTGGAATCATTCAGGACAGCCTTCGGGACCAAGGTGACATTCTTTGTCAGAATATTTCCTCTTTCGCCGTCGCTCTGCTCATCCATCACGACATTTTCCGAAGTAATAACCACATCCCTCGAACCGGCTTCCAAAGTAATCGAAAGGGCTCCGGGGTTTTGGGTTTCTATGTAGCTCCAGAAATCAAGGGAATCGGGTGCAACTGCCTCAGGATCGAGTGTAATTTTAGGGGCGTTTTTGCTGACATAGTAATTACTTATTCCGCTTGCCTTACTCCAGTCTGTCCGCTTCTCTATAGTGTTTCCGGCATCGAACCCGATTGTAGTACCCGTGAATGAAATGCTGTCGAATGTCATCACAGCCTGTTTAAAAACAAGAGGTGAAGCCGTGTTGAATGTGGTATCTTGTGGAACGGATCCTGCAACAGGTGCTGAATAAAGCCCCGTAAACTCGAAGCTGAGTTTTACCAGCTCGTTGGTTACCATGTCGATTTTCACATTGCCAACACAACCGGTTATTTGGTGAAGAATCTGATCAAAATACACATGAATTGTCACTGACTTATAAATTTCAAAGTTGTCCAGTCCGAGGGTGTAAACACATGGTGTGGAAGTACCGCCCGTTTTCTTGAAACTGCAAGCTTCAAGAAGTGGACCTATTGAAGGAACTGCATTGGCAGAGGCTGCAGCGTAAAGCTCTGTTTCAAAGGTTATCTTTGCGCCTTCCCCTATGACTAAGGGTGCATAACTTCCGCCGGCGGGGCTCATTGCCATTCGTTCCAATTTCTTAAATACCGGATCTACTTTCACATTTGTTGCCAGTATTGCATCGGTGGTCTTCACGGGTGATGAATCTGTTCCGTAGGTCGTTTCCGCTTTAACCAGAACAAGGGTTTTATCTGCTCTTAACATATTAATTGCTCCATTTTGAAACTCTAAATTGTACCGTAAGGGTTACGGTCGTTTGTGCGATTACTGTATCTCCGAACTGAAACTCCGAAGTGTCGGAGATATATTTTGTTGAAAAAGCTTTTCCGCCCCAGGTGTCGTCAGTCCCTATTGCCCGCCTTATATCCGCTGCCATCTTTGCGGGTGCAAGTGTGTAGTTTGTTTCCTGTCCTGTCCCTGATACCCTGATTCTGCATACAACATCAACATCCAGTTCCATATCTTCAGGGCTTACACCGTTGTAAGAGTTATTCAGCAGGGTTTGCCCTTTGTCGATAATGCTTACAAACAAGTTCGTACTCTTTGGCGTTGGGATTACATCAAACAGCCCACACTTTGAAACGGTGTAATTATATCCGCTTCCCGTGGTGATCGCCGTAAACCTTGCTTTCATTGCGTTGAGGATGTCGGCTCTGGTCATGTTACTGCCTTTAAGGAAACGCTGCTGACCTTAATCGCTGTGGAGTTATTGATTGCCGTTAGACCAATGAAACCGAGATAATAGAAACGGGCAGTAAAATATAAATCGTGTGTGCCGGCTGTCTCAATAAAAAAGGTAAAACTGTAATTATTCACATCGGTTATTCTTATCGTTCCTGTCTCTATTTCTTCCACAACAACCCTTAATCTGTAAGTATTACCCTCGGTTACGGTTACATAATCAGCATAAGTTATCACAGCTCCGTCCGTTGGCAAGGTGGCAAGATTAGCCGCCTTTGTGCCTCCTCCGCCTGTATTCCAAACAGCAGAGGAAAAGTTTATATTTGTAAGTAGTTCACTCCCAACACTTACCTCCGGCGTAACCATATCAGCCTGCGATAAATACAGTATCACGGTTCCAATAGGTGTCTCCGAGCGGTATGCAACTTTGTACGAAATGGAATTGATTACAACCGTTGCACCGTCTGCAATCAGTACGGCAGTTGATGCCTGTACCTCGGCGGTTATCCGATAGTTTTCTCCGTTCAGCTCGTCGGATGCATCCTCTTTCTCATAGATGCATTTATATACTGAGCCCCCGTAAGTCATATTGACTGCCAGAGGGCTCGTAAATAATTGAGAAACAGGAAAAACGGATGAGTATGGCATCTATTTTTTAGCCTTTTTATCCGTTGGTCCGTTCAGTTTCTCTATCTCTTCCGGTGTAGCGGGTCGATAGAGTTGGCGGTTTATTCCTTCACTCTCGACACTTCGTGTGAGGGATGCCGTGAAAGCATCCCCCTCAACATAGTGTTTACCATTTACCGCCACAGGTTTCAGAACTATATAGGTTTTCGGTTCCATGTTAGTTCACTCCGGTTGCAACGCTGAAAGCTCCGGGGATTCTGACAGCCACATCCGCAAACTGGTAAGCAAAGAAGCGAACCGTTTTGTTTGCTGCTGAAGTGTATGGATCACGAAGAATATCGATACCACCCCAAAGACCGAGCATGACCTGTGAAAAATCTCCAAAGAAGAGATAACCCGAAGCCACCTGATTGGTAATTTCCACAGGATAACCTTCCATTGCGGAGGTGGTTCCGAATGTTTCCAAAAGGAATTTCGGGTAACCTGTCACTTTCTCACGCTGCCTGAGCAAAGCTTCAATCGTTGGATTGGTTACCCAGCGGAGGTTGTTTGCAGCGTTTGCGGTTTTCACATTGGAAATAAACTCCAAAACCTTCTGGAAGTTTAATCCTGCACCGGTAACTGAGCCGATGTTCGATGTGTTGGCTATACCAGTCGGCTGCTCTGATCCCGTTCCGTGAAGGATAGCAAGGTCAAGACCTAAAGCAATTGACTGCAACATATCCTGCTGCAGCATAAGCTCAACCGAAGGATCGGACTGCAAAAGAAGCTGAAGGCTTGCTGTAACAAAGGCTGCTCCGCTTTTGGGTGACATCGTCACGGTTCCAAATACAGGGGTCTGTTCTGCAACTGTTGCAACTTCGGTGCCCCATGCAAGGGATGTTCCGGATGTCATTTTGGGAATGTCGATATTTCCACGGAGACCGGGTAATACTCTCACACCGGCACGGAGACAAACCATTTCATTCCTGAGCAGGTCGATAAACTCGTTTCCGAGATGATCAACTCCGACTGTGTAACCGCCGCCGGCAGGGCTTCCTGCTGTGAGTGCTCTCTTGTTATCCAACTTACGGGAGAAGATATTGTGAGGAACAACAACTCCCCTAACAACTCCATCAGCAAGCTCCATCTTCTGTGAAAGGTCCTGTGAGATTTCTTTCTCGATTCCCAGCTCATATTTGATAGGGTCGATTCTGTTCAGGAAAACTCTTCTGAGGGAGTATTCTTTCATCTCTCTTTCATTCATCGAAACGGGAGGCTGAAGTTTGATTTCATTGTTTCCAATTTTTTCAAGGACAACAGCGTAAGCCCTTTCAACAGGGGTGCCGTTACTTACGAGGTCGGTAAGATCAACGCTGTATTGTTTTTCCAGTTTGCGGATTCCTTCGATTCTTGCTCTTTCAGTAAGGATACCGTTTTCACCTGTTTGTACGGGTGTTTGGGTTGGGTTGTTTTCGGGTTCAAGTGTCATTTTAGATGACCTTTCAATTATGTTTGAAATATTTGTTGGTTCGTTTGCAGCACTCTTTCCGATGCCTACTGTGTTATCAGCCGGCACAGTAACGAGGCTTACTTCGTACGGTTCCCAATCAGTAACACGAATAATGGAAAGACCTTCCTCATCTTTTCCTTCCTCTGTGTAGCCGTGAACCATATAGCCAATTGAAACTTTTGTGAGGATTCCGTCCTTCACATCTGCGAGGGCTTCCATACCCTCATCATTGCCTGAAAATTTTGTTTTTACTCTAAGCCGTTTAGCAACTGCATCCACGGTGCAGGATTTTACTACTCCGAGGAGTTTATCCCAATCGTGATTAAACAGCAGTGAAGCCCCGTCCGACAGCCTTCCAAGTCTGATATGTCCGGGTTCGTGCGAAAGGATTTCCACATATCCAAATCGATTATACGGCTCTTCTGAAGAACAGGAAAATTCTATTTCTCTTTCTTCATCATTCATTGTTTCCGGGATCATTCTCAATGAGCGATGCTCCATTTTGAGAAGTTCCGGATGCTTTTTCTGTTCCATTTGTTTCGCCTATTGTGATACCATATTCTTGTATTATCTGTTGTTCATACTTCAGGGCTTCCATTGTTTCAAGGAAGTCACCACCCTGTTCTGCTATGATCTGCTGACGGGTCCTTAAACCCTGCTCAATAGCAAGTTTGTTAGCCTGCATATCCTTGTAAGGATCAACCCATTGCCAGCCTCTGGGGATAAATGTAAAATTGTTGAATTTCTCGAATTTCTCTGCAGGCAGTTTGATGTTCGGATTCAGCAACATTAGTTTCAACCATTCGGAAAAAACCTGATTGAGGAACTGTTCCTTAAACCACCCCTGAATTTCTTTGTAAAATGCTCTTTCATCCAACAGACCTGCCCTGATTGAAGAGTAGTTCACTCCCTCCAGATCGTTGCAAAGTGTGTTGTAAGATACTCCCATTCCTGAGGCAATTGCCCTCAACATGGACTTTGTAAAAGAGGCATACTGGTCTGTCGGAAATTTTGGATCGAATGAAACGAAATCCCTGTTTCCGATGTAAGTAAATTGACCCGGATCCACCTGATCTATTGTTTCCCCGTTCTCCTCCGGATATTCTCCGTCAATTCCTTCACCTGTGCCGTCCTTAAAAAATCCCATCTTGGCAGCAGATACACGGGCATTCACAACAGAGGCTTCCTCAAACTTTCCAAGTTGCCACATTTTCCACATGGAAGGGGCATACCAGGAATAACCACGGGTCTGGATAGGATGTTTCTGATAAAAGAGGTGAATCATATCTTCAGCGGGGATTCTCTCCTTTTCTCCTGTTGGTGTCGTAGCCCAAAGTTCCGTTGTTTTCGGTGCCTTGATAATGTGGTAAGCAACAACAGCCCCGGCGGAGTTGTGTTCAATTCCCATTCTGATATAGTTGCCGTCTTTCAACTCTTCATTCTGTTGATGGTCTATGTAATCAGCAGGAATAAGCTGAAGTGAAAAGCTATGGTCGTTTAGCCGTCTGTTTCTGATAAGCTTTACGAATACTTCCCCGTCTCTTGCAACGGTTTCAATCAGGACATTTTGCATCTGCCTGAATGACATCTTACCGGTTACATCACACCATTTACGGTCACCCCATTTCCAGAACTCTTCTTCAATTATTCTGTTTGCGGTTTCATCAAAGGATTTATAATATTTACCGTTTTTGTCTTTGTTCCAATCATAGGATTTCACCTGAAGTGAAAAGCCCTCGGAGCCTACTACATTCTGTTTCAACAGCCGGAGATATTTCTCTGCATAGTCATTTGTTTTGCACAGTTCACGGGCTCTTCCTCTAAGTGCGACAAGATCACCACGAAGATCGGAATCTATCTGTCCAACGGATATTGCCCAGTCAGCGGTTAGCCTGTTGCTTTGTGCCGCAAAGAAGCCCCTTTTCAGAGGCTTCTGTTTAGCAAATAACCGTGCAAAGAATCCCGGCTTTTTCATCCTTAATCTTTTCTCCAGGCGTAAACCCGAACATCAAAGGTCGTGTTATCATTTGCCGTAGTGGCACCTGTGACAGATAACCGGTATAAAGGCATTCGGTAGTTATTCAAGTTGAGGCTTCTGACGGTTATCAAAGTATTAGCAGAATCCGCATTACTAATCGTATCGATATTCGCCCAGTTGCTCCCGTCGTAGCTTCCTTGTATAAAAATGGAAACTTTTCTGGTAGCTGTGGATGTGCCTGCGAGTTTTACCCCGGCTGTAAGTGGATAAGTATAGAGATCAACCTTATCAAACCCGATTAAGGAAAATGCATTACTGTTGAGGGTGTTGGTTGTGTCTATTGTTCCTGCAATCTGGATTGTCAGGTTTGATAATCCCTGTACTACTTTTGTGTTTGTGCTGAACGATGACTGTGCATTGATCTGAACAAAAGCAAACAGGAAGAGGAACGATATAAGCATGAGCTTTTTCATTTATTTGAACCTTTCGTTTATAGAAATTTAACTTTAATTGTGTTTGACGGACTGCCACCACTGTTTATCCTGTCAAGATTGTTAGCCTTACGCAATTCATTTTTATAGTAACTCCTCAGCTTCAACAGCTCCTGCGGGCTCATTTGCGTAATCGAGTAGCCGTTTATGTTCATACTCTGATATTCCTGAGTTGCCCTGTTTTCGAGAACTGCGTCTATTGCATCCAAAACCTTTTGTATGTGGGTTCTGGTGTCACCTGTTGCTGTCAGGGGATTGGCTTTAATTACCACATCCTGATTACCCACCAGATACTTCGCTGCTCCGAGGGTAACGAATAG